AAGCCGGGGTCCGGGCTGGCCGACCAAGAACGGTGAAGTGGTGGGCTATGCCATAGCAGTGCCCGGATGGAAGGGCTACTTTCCTGTCGGCCACGTAGGCGGTGGCAACATGGACGCAAGGCAGATAAACAAGTATTTAAAGAAAGTGTTTGCCGCACCTGGGGATAAGATAATGCACAACGCCCAGTATGATCTGGGCTGGATCAGGGCCATGGGCTTTGAAGTCAATGGACGCATCATAGACACCATGATGACCGCTGCGCTGCTGGACGAAAACCGCTTCAGCTATTCGCTCAACGCCATTTGTTATGACCTGCTGGGAAAAACCAAATCCGAGAAGACCTTAGTCGAAGCGGCCCGTGAATTTGGCGTGGATCCAAAAGGCGAGATGTACAAACTCCCCGCCATGTACGTTGGCCCTTACGCCGAGGTAGATGCCGAGATCACCCTTGAGCTGTGGCACCATCTCAAAACCCTGTTGACCAAGGAAGACCTCTGGGATATCTGGAAGCTTGAAACCTCCCTGCTGCCCCATCTGGTGAGCATGACCGAACTGGGTATCCGCATAGACATGGACGAGGCGGAGCGCAGTAAACAAGTTCTGCTCAAACGGGAGAAGGAAACAGTACGGGAAATAAAAAAGCTCGCCGGGAGTAACGTGGAGATATGGGCTGCGGCCAGCATAGCCACCGCCTTTGATGCAGCAGGACTGTCGTATCCCAAGACAGACAAGGGAGCGCCCTCCTTCACCAAGAGTTTTCTGGCAGAACATCCCCACAAGCTACCCCAGTTAATCATGCAAGCCCGAAACCTTAACAAGGTACATGGCACCTTTCTGGACTCCATCCTCAAGTATACCCATCAGGGACGTATCCACAGCCATATCAACCAAGTGAGATCCAGCGACGGGGGGACCGTCAGCGGCAGAATCAGCATGAACAATCCAAATCTCCAGCACCAGCCGAGTCGTGACCCTGAACTCGGGCCTATGATCCGTCGCCTGTTCCTTCCCGAAGAAGGACGCCAGTGGGCGGCAATTGACTTCAGTCAGCAGGAGCCACGCATAATGACCCATTACGCCAAGGTGTTCAGTGACTTCAAGAATGAAACGCTGCCCGGGGTGGATGCCTTTATAAAGGAGTACCAGGATAATCCCAAGGCTGACTTCCACAGCATGGTGGCCGAAATGGCCGGGATCGACAGGAAACGTGGGAAAACTATCTCACTCGCCCTCCTCTATGGCATGGGTATCAAAAAACTGGCGGTGGAACTGGGCATAAGTGATGAAGAAGCCAAACAATTGACAGCGGACTACCATGAGAAGGTGCCTTTTGTGAAGCTGCTCACCAAGGGCGTACAGAAAAGACTCGAAGATCCACGCTCCTCCGGTAGCATCCGCTCCCTAAAAGGACGCAAGTGCCGCTTCGATCTCTGGGAACCAGCCACTTTTGAAATGCACAAGGCGCTGCCTAAAGCAGAAGCAATCGCCGCCCACGGTCCAACGACCCGGCTCAAGAGAAGCTACACCTATAAGGCGCTTAACCGTTTAATCCAAGCCTCCGCCGCCGACCAGACCAAGCAAGCCATGGTGGATGTGTGCGAGGCCGGGGACATTCCCCTCCTTCAGATCCATGATGAACTGGCTTTCTCGGTGGAAGACAAACGACATGCCGAAATGTTGGCACACCTTATGGAAAACGCCGTGGAATTGACAGTTCCTAACCGCTGTGACATCGAAATTGGCCCTTCCTGGGGAGAAGCAGTGGAAGTTTAAGATATTGTCCGATATAATCGCAGATATGGAGGATAAACATGAACTTAAATAAATGGAAATCAGTGCTGCTTCCCCGGGAAATCTACGAGGAAATCAAGATAATTGCCAAAGTGGAAGGACGTACCATCTCCGGCCAAACAAAGATTATCTTTGCCGACTGGAAAGAAAAGAACCTGTCAGAGAAGGATAAGGAGTACATAGCCACACAAATTGTACAGAATAAACCCCAGACTGTTCCTGACAACCCCACCCGGTCCTTCTCGGTATAGGCATGAGCGCAATCGAACAAGGGTTGCGCCAAGCCCTTGAAAAGCTTCAGAAAGACCTGTCCACAACCAACACGGCCCATGCCAGCGACCTGAAAAAGGCCGAGCTATGGGCCGAACTCCTGCACGAAAAAAAGAAGATTAGTGACAGCTCAAAAAATCAGGGGCGTAAAACGTAAACCAGACATTGGGGCATAGCTTGTGCTGGCACTCATGGCACAGGGCTATTTCCACCTCTGTCTCACCCATGGTAATCAGTCTGCTCAGGAATACATCAAGTTCAAATTCTTTCTCACAGCGTGAGCAGTTGTAACGATACCCCGGGTACGTTTTACTGTTCCAGTCGAGTTCCACGATATAACCAGTCCCTTATTGTGTCGATGGGTATTTCAAAACGGGCTGCGATCCAGGCTACCGAGCGTTTTTCAACTCTCCTAGCGTAACGCACCTCTTCGACGGTTTCAAAAGAATACTGTTTCTTCATCTCTCTCCTCCAGCAACTTCCCGGGGTTCCTTGTTTCCAGCCACACCAAGAGGCTGACGTTTAAGGCCATTACAGCCACGATAAGCAGGGTAATGTACATGGGCGTAACCTTAGCACATTTTTTATTGCCATTCCACATTGGGTATGGGACAATCGTGCTATCACAGTGGGAGGCACACATGAAACAAGGGCACAACGACGAAATTCCCCAATGGGAGAAAGACCTGACAGACGTTTGCGTGGACACGTTCAGTCCACCCGAGAAAGATCCGGACGATGCTTACGACGCGCTGCGCACCCAGCAGCTAATAAATGACAAAAATGCCGTCTGCCGGATCTTGCGGGACAATCCCCTCGATACCGAGAAGATGGTCAATCAACTCGTGGACTATGTTGACAGCGTTCGACGCTTTGGCTAAGGTTCATATTCTATTCTAGCTAGCTCCTAGATGAGATCACCCTGATTTGGTATCCTTAACAGGATACTGAGTCAGGGTTTTTTTTTCATGGATCACAACATCGAAATGCTCACCCGCGCCTCCCAGCTCGCTGGAGCTGCCTACAACGACACCATCCCCGGCGCACAGAAATTTGAAAACAAACGCACTTCCACCACCGCTTTCCTGATCCGTAACCCCCAGAAGGGTGAGGACTGGGTGGTCTGGCGAGGCACATCTGACCGCAGGGACTGGCTTTTCAATTTCCTGTTACTTTTTATCCCGGTTAAAAAAGCATGGATCCACCTCGGGTTCTATCTCCACCACCGGGGTATCTGGAAGGACATCCGTAAAGAACTGAATCCTGCCAACAAGACCGTCTTCGTCGGCCACTCGTTAGGGGGTGCCTGTGCTGAAGTAGCTGCCCACCTGTGCCGAAATTTCAGCGATCTTCATTTAATCGCACTGGGAAAACCCAATGTTTTCAGTCGGTTCAAAAAATGCCCCATGGATCACCTGCATACTTTCTATTCCCTTGTACACGCAAGTGATCTGGTGGCCCGAATTCCCCGCTATGGCTACCGGCCTTCGAGCGGGAAAAACCTGAGACAGCTCTTCTTTTCAAACACCGGGGAAGACTACATCAATCCTCCCAGGGAGCTTAAACTTGCCGAATGGTCTGTGGCGAAGAGCGTCGCAGATCACATGATGACGGCCTACCGCCAACGGACCACGGCGTTTTGCAACGAGTGTCTCAAATCATCCCTCGCCGCTAATGGCAGCGAGATGAAAGCGGCGGTTGAACGCCGCCGTAAACGCAAGAAAAGGAGGAAGAAAAAACATGGCTAAAAAGTGGATACAGAAGGCTATCAAAAATCCCGGTGCGCTCCGCAAAAAGCTCGGGGTCAAAGGCAACAAGACCATTTCTGCCAAAAAGCTCAACCAGGCAGCGAAATCCAAAAATCCCACCACCAGGCGACAGGCCAATCTGGCGAAGACGCTTAAAACATTTCGCCGCAAAAAATAGAGTATAGCTTTCCACATAGAATATGCTACCATGGTGTGTGGCTCATATTTTGAGCTACCACGGAGCTAACCATGAAAGAAGAAAGTAAAGAGCCACTGGCGACTGTGCGGGTTCCAAGAAAGTTTCTTGACCGAGCGAAAAAAATCCTAGAAGAACGTCACGCTATAAAACTAAGACGGTCAAGTGTCGTCACTTACGTTTTGAATGAATTTATTGCGAAGGAAAAAGAACGCGAACGTGTCTTGTTTCCAAGCAGGGCCAAAGGAGGCTGAAGAATGAAACAAGCACACAACGATGAAATCCCTGCATACGAGCGCCGATCCGAATCTAGCTACGTCACGTTGCCAGAGAGATCGCGCAGAATGGCGGTATGTGAAATCGTGCGAGACAACGTAGAGAACCCGGCCCGTCTAATTGACGCGCTTCTCGACTATATTGACACCGCGAATTCTTCCCGCTAAGATTTGATTTTCGAGTTAGCTCCTTGAAAAGACCTTCCCCAGTTGGTGTCGAGAGATCCCAACTGGGGTTTTTTAAGGTTGTTCGTCCACATAAAATATGCTATAAGGAAGAGAAAGATGCTAAAAAATTCCACTTATCCTTAAAACTTTCTGGAGACTCAACTTATGGAAAATGACCACTGCCCAGTGTCCGCCGCCGAAATTAAGCGAGACATCGACGATACCGACCTAATCACGGCCCACGAGATACGAGAGGAAGAGCAGCGCGAAGAAGTCGAGGCCCTCGCCCGACAAAAATTAGTGGAGCTGATACTTGATGATCCAGATGTTTGCCTGGACTATGACTACATAGGCCATCACTCCGGCGCCCTGCGTCGAGCAATCGCCGATGCCGTCAGGTGGCAGGCTCCCGAAAACCACGAAACCGTGGGAAAAATTCTAGTGGACCACATCTTAGACGACCTCATGCCCATAATGATCGATGACGCCAAAAACGACCTCCGATGAACAACGTCAATGCGTCAGCACTCATCAAATTC